GACTGGATCGCAATGCGTTCATCTGCGGATTCTTCCATGCTTAGAAATAGGTCTTTCGGAATGAACTCTGATATATGTTTCATTCGTAAATTCTCGGATTGAGTAGATTGACCGTAACGCTATCTCGCGTCTCGGTGAATTGCTGGCTATGACGGTCGAACCATAACGCACATTGGCCTTCCCAATCGCCATGCCTCTGCTTGGAAATTATCATCAGCGCGTCAGGGTCGTTAGGGTTGTATCCGCTTCCTGTTTCAAGCGCCTGTTCCTTTGGCTTGTTGCGCCATACAGAAATCACATTATCAACCTGATCCGTGATTGATGCAGCGCCGCGAACATCCATTTTCCCTGGCGGACTCATTTCGTCTTTTCCCTTGCGAGAATGGCAAACTAGATGGACATGTATCCCTGTATCCCTTGCCAACGTGCAGAGCTTATCAACGAACCGTTTCTGGCCGTTGTAGTCATCCTCTGAAATTCCGCACTTCAGCAAAGAGTCGATAACGAAGTGGCTGCATCCACGCTTTTCATTTGCATACGCTCCAACAGCAACGATCTTGTCTGCATTGACCATACCCATCTGGTCATAGAGCCAAATGTATTTACCTGCGAGATCGTCGCTGTATAGTTCCCTGACGAATTCACGAGTGCCGTTGATAGTCCCCTCTCCCTGTCTAGCCATTCGCGCAAGGGTAGCCGCAGGACGCATCTCCATCGAGGCAATGCAGGTTCTTTGCTGTTGCGCCAATAGCCCGAGTACAGCTTGACCAAGCAGCAATGATTTTCCATGACCGTTATACCCTGTCCAGATCGTGACCTCTGCTTCCCTGAATCTGATCTTGTCGGACATTTTGCGAAATGGGAGTTTTGCGCCTTTAGGTGCTAACGGATCGAACATCATCCGCTCGACTTCTTCGATGTAGTTCGATGCTGGCCTGACCGTGTGGTCATGCTCTGTCATCTGCATGTAAGCAGAAAAATCTATATGGTCGTCAATGATGTTCATGGACGATTCCAATCAATTCCGAAGTCTTCATCCCATGAAAGCACGACGAGGCAAACATAGTCTGCGAATTCCTTCAGCGCGGAAAAGAGTTTCGAAGCCTGTTCTGTATAGGTGTCCGTGTGAATGAACACATGCAGCCCTTTCATCACCCGCAGGTCGAGAGATTCGATTGCGTCTGTAGAGCGAACCACACCTGACGGGAAATTCAGGAACTCTGGAACCTTGAACCAATCCGGTGATTTCCAGTTATCGCCGACATTTAGATAAACGATCCTGTTAGGGAGTTTTCCAGCAGATCGGAATGCAACAAGCGCTTCTAGTCCGGTAGGTGTTTTCATATCGCACCTGCGAACAAGTTTATTGGAATTGGTTTCTTAGATGCCGAAGTTCCATTCTCTGCAAGTACCCAATTATTCCACGTTAAGTTCCAATCAAGCTTAACAGCAGATTTCCCTGCGTTTGAAAGCCAATAGTTTTTGAACCTTTCCTCAACCATAGATGGGTCAAGGTCAGGACGAACCTTGCGACAATATTCTATGTTCTTCTCTGATGCAGTCCATTCAGCAGAGAGACGCGTACCACGCGGCTTTGTCTCTCTACTCTTCTCTGTCTCTCTCTCTCTCTCTGGTGCATCAACTTGATATCCATCTGATATCACATTGATATCATCTTGTAACAGCCAGTGTGAAAGCTTGGTAATGTATTGTTTTAATTGACTTTCTTTTATTCTTAGCCGAAAAGCCAATTTTCTTGAGCAAGGAAGCAGTCCGCTATGCGTTTCGTCCTCGCTTGCTATAAGCCAAAGGCTAATTAGTACCTTTGCGGTGTCTCCATCAAGCTCATGCCAATCAGGATCGTCAAGAATATCTCGGTACAGTTTTATCCATGGAGGCGTTCTGTCTTTAAAGTGTTGGTGCTTTGACCAATTCTTTATTCTTAACATTAAGCAAGTTCCTTTGAAGGCCGCCCTGTCCGGTGAGTGTTCCGGCGTGGGGCGACTGGGAGGGTTCAGTCTGGACGGGCAGACAAGGCGACCATCAAAGGTTCCTGCTACCCACACTATGCGTCCTCACAACGCAATAAGATTCTACCCTATTTAACCCCATGTATCCGATTGAATACACGGCGAACCAAATAGCTTCGAACGATGCTGATTACGGTGAAAATAGCGCCGATTAGCAGATTGCTTTCCATCGGAATGTTGATACCGAACAAAGGGAAAACGAGTATCTGACTAATCAGCGCAACACCATAACCAATCGCTACATTGATAAAAGACTCAATGAATGATTGGAGGCGTGTTTGCATTATGCGGCCTCGCTTTCTTCTATTGGTTTTGGGAAAATGTTCCATTCACGGCGGCGACGCGCCATAAGATCAGCGTACTTGGCATATGCGCTAGTCTTTGTTGGAGAGAAACCAAGGTACTTACACCAATAGTCATTCTTCAACAGCGTTTTGCATACACGTCGCCAGCTTGGTGCTTTTCCGGCATTCTCTATTTTAAGATCAGCCTCGTCTGGAATTCCATCCTCATAACCTCGTTGCTTCCACCATTTTATATAAACAGCAATTTTGTTTTTGTAGTGATCTGCCGTTTTTGGCGGAGTGCTTTGCAACAGCGACATTGCGAAACTTTCCCATGTATGGCCTTCAGGAAGTTTAATTGTATGGTTTCCCATAATGCTGCCGCGCTTGTTGCTATACATCTTTCCAGTGTTTGCACCATTGACGCGTAGCAATAACTTAGACCATACAGAAGGTTCTACAACCTGGTATAGCCAAAGCCCCTTCCTAGACTCATCTCCAAATGGCTCGCATATCCGCATCTGATGCAAAGTCATTCCGGCTTGATGCATACGGTCATACAGCTTGTTGTATGGCAATCCTGTCTTTCCGTGGAACGTCCAAATGTCCTCTGTTTTCCAGTCATAAATTGGATATACGTTCCACACGTTTTCAACAACATTCGTTGAATACATTTTCCCTTTATACGTTGGTTTTTCTCTCGAAAGAGTGCGGAATCTATTGAGGCTTTCTTGCGCCCTGATTCCTACAAAAGCAGCGCACAATTCGCCTTGCGCGTACCATTGACCGAACGTAGGAACGAACTCCTCAAACATTATTCCTTCATACCAAAACGGAAAAAATGAACCGTCCTTAATCGCTATATCTTCTTTTTCGCGCACCCAAAGATTGCGCTTGTTTTCATCCCATGCAGTCCATTCAGGATCGTACATAGAGCAAGCGTTCCACGTTTTTATTGGAACCGAAATCCAATATGGCTCAGTGCAGTCTTTGTACTCTTCAAATATCTGCCTTGCAAAATCAATCGTATGGCTGAATTGAGCCTCCCAGTCTAAAAAGAATAGGCCTATCTTTCTTCCGCGCTTCCTTGCTTCCTGGCAAACAAGATGCGCCATAACTCCGCTGTCTTTTCCGGCGCTGAATGAACAGTAAATGCGCGGGAAATTGTCAAAAGCCCATTCGACTCGCTTTTGCGCCTCTGACAAAACATCTGTTCCTAAATAAGTCTTTGGCATTGCATGATCTCCCAATGATCTATTGCCTCTTGCGCCTTCATGTTCGCAAGGTCTTGTTGTTTCTGTGTAAGGTGTCCCCATGCTTCGCGCACAATATCTTCAGGGCATTGGATAGCCATTGCAACAGCAGCGTGACCTATCCATGCCTTTTTGTTTATGTCTGTTTTTGTAAGATTATGCTCGCATGAGTATTTCCATTTTTCCGCTACTTTCAACATCCATGACCCGTATAAAACATGATCTCCGGTAAATTTTATGGCCTTGTATAGCCATTCTTTTTTGTTATCAACGTCGCCCCACATGTTGTTTTTCGTTTCTTCCCATGTCCAATACGGATGCCATATTTCACCATTGCTAAGACAGCTCATTTGTTCCCTCAACTTCCTCAAATGATGTTGCTTCCCATGCCGTTGAAAAGTCTCTGTCAGAGAAAAGTGCAGCAAGGCCAGTCACCTGCTGAAGCCTCAAAACCTCATCAGGTTCCATTCCAAGCTCTTCGGCAATCTTCGCATCTGACCAGAATCTACGCTTTAACTCAACGACGATTTCGGCCATTGAATCAACCTTATGCTCGCCCCTTGCTCTATTGTGGCGAATGGTTGATGCCATGCGGTCGCCCTTATCTTCGCGGCCATCGTTGATAACTACTGCTGGCAAATATCCGTGGATTCGGTCACGAATAACGGCGCTCTCTTTTCCTACACGGTGGCGATGGAACCCGTCAATTACCTCATTAACGCCATCACGAAACCATGTAACAATAGGTTGAGTGTATCCATCCTCTGAGATTGAATGCTCCAACAACTTCATTTCAGGCGGAGCTACGCTGTTTGGATTGTAGTCGTTAGCAAATACACGATCTGACTTGATCCATTGAACGCAATCAACCGGCTCAGACTTAAACGGGCTATGCATTGCCAATGCAAGCCGAATCTTGTTTATTGTATCGACTCGTTCATCAAGCTCCATTCCATCAAGAACCGAAAACAGGTTAGATACTTCTGATATCAAATGCTCAGATATTGCATCTGAAATCAGTGGTAATTGAAATTCCAAAACGCTTTGTGTCATACATCCTCCGATGTTAAGTTTTATTCTGCTTGGGCCTTCGCCTTGATTCGTGCATCGCGTTTTTCCTTGCACTCAAAGCACCTGAAGCCAAGCTTTCCTCCCCTGGCTTGTCGTCCTAGCCTTGGCATGATGCGCTTACATACCGGACACTTGAACGAGTTGTGAAAGCGAACCGAGTTCAGTGATGACTCTTCGTGCTGCTTGGTACGGTCGCGGTAGTCTGCTACAGCTTGCGGATGACGTGGAAGGCTCATTTGTTAATAATCCCGCTAAGTTTCTTCACGACAGCATCGGTGTCGGAAAACTTGTCGAATGTGCCGATGTAGGTCTTTTCTCCGCTGGCGATAAGTTGCTTCGTATGGATCGTCGCTCCGAATACGGCGTCCAGCTTGCCTCGAAACTCCGACCGGAATACTGCGATAGGTGATTCCTTGGGAGCAAACTCAATGCGCTCCATGATGTGTTTTAGTGTTGCGTGGCTCATTTTCTATTTCCTCTTGTGCGGATAGCTTCCCTAATTTCGCGTAGGTTTTCCATCGTCCACTCACAGGCGAGTTCTCCAGCGCAGCTATTTCCTACGCTAACCCTGTAAGACTCAACAATTTCGATACACGCTTCCCGTTCAGCATTACGACCGGCCTCAAAGGCGATGGCGTAGAAGCGTTCAAGTTCAGGCAATGCAAGGTCGATCACTCGCCACACCTTGCCGTTCGCATCCTTGATAAATAGGGCTTCTAGTCTGGAATTTTTCGCCGCAGCGATGATCTGTTCGTGTGTGGTCATTTCTGCTCCTTTTTCAAATCCAATGAAAAGTTCCTCCACGCCGGACGTTGATGTTTCTCGTACTCGGCTATCTGCTCATTGGTCATTTCTTCTGGGCAGTATTCCAGCATCAGTTCGTCAATCTTTGCTTGCGCGGCTGACAGTTGCTGGCGCAGGTATTCGATTTCAAG